AGTCTTAAAATATGTGCAATCCTGAGGGATTGGAACAGAAGAGAAGCTGAAAGAAAAGAGGATTATCCTAAAGCACCTATAGTTTTTGTTGATGTGCCTTTGTGGGATAATAGAAAGGTTTCTGCATACATAAGCAAAAGAATGAGACTGCATCAAGAAGCTCAAATTTTATATGACGTTCATGGCGATTTGGGCTTGTGTAGCGATGATGAAACTTGGAAGAAGCCTGATACATGGGCTGTAAAGAAAAAAGGTCAAAAAAGAGCCATTAGAGTTTTGGATAGTGAAGAAGAAGCTAACAATTACATACAATGGCACAACGAAACCGACAAGGCATACATCAAAAAAACAGATTTAGAAATAGAATTTCGTAGTGGCGAGTACACACGATGTGGCAACTATTGTTCAGTTGCTGATTTTTGTAACCAATATCAAGAGAGGGTAAAATGAAACAAATTGATGATGATACCATTGTATTGGAATGGTGTACGGAAGACGTGCTAGAGCAATGTGATTGGCTGACAAAAGAACAAGCACAAGACGTATTAAAAATGTGCTTACGTAAGCACGATTGTAATATTGGATTGACTTGGGATTTCATAGATTGCATTGCTTGTGAAATGTATCCCAAACACTCAACAAAACAAGTTTAAAAAAAAGAGAGGACAAAATGAAAGAACAAAAACCAAAACCCAAAAAGATTGTAAGAAAAGTAAAATCAAGTGGCTTGGTTAAGCTAAAGCCAAAAATAACAAGTAACAGACCAAAGGATAGATCCCTTATCGCTGAGCATATAGTACAAGCCACTAGCAAGGGAAAGCCAATAGAAGTGTTCTTCTTGTTAAAGTGGTACACAAAAATAAAAGATAAAATTAAATTATGGATGAAATCATGAAGAATAATATACCTGACAAAGTTGTTGAAACTTTAAAAGAAATAGGAATGTCGCATGATGATGCAGGGTGGAACTGTCATGGAACTTATGTACTTTTGCACAAGGCTTTAGAAAAAGTTGCTGTCGCTAGGAACATTAGGTTTGATGCCCCCACAATACTGGAATGTGACAGTAGCAAGAGAATTGTTAGCCTAATGGTCATGGGGCATATGGGAGATAAATCTGAATGGTCTATTGGAGAAGCTTCCCCATCTAATAACAAAAATAGTTATCCTTATGCGATGGCTGAAAAGAGAGCTAAGGATAGAGTTATACTTAAATTGGTTGGTCTTCATGGTGATGTTTATGCAGAGGATGAAGCTGACAGTTTTAAAGAAGAAAGACCTAAAGAGATAAAAGGCGGAACTTTAGAAACTGAAGACAAGGATGACTTACCTGAGACAACTTTTGTCTATCCCAATGATGAAGAAGAAATAGTCAAAGGTATAGAAATGATAAAGGAAATTTTTATAACATTTTTGCCTGCACAAAATAATAGGTCTGAGTTACTTGGTTTTTGGAAAAATAATAAAGAGCCAAGAGACATATTAAAAAAACTATCACTCAAAGACTACGAAGAAGTAGAGACTGCTTTCAAAAAGAGAGCTGAAGAAATCGTCAACAGCAAAGGAGAAAACGATGATGGAAAATAATCAATACCCCGCTACGGGAGGACTGTTTGTCCAAAAAGAAAAAAGATCAGAGAACAGCCCTGATTACTCAGGTATGCTTTCGCTAGAAATTGAGGTTGTGGATGATCTTATTAAGCAAAAGCAAGAGGGTATATCTCAACCAAAGATTAATTTAGTTGGTTGGAAAAAGCTGAGTAAAGCAGGAAGCCCATACCTAAGAATAATAGGTAATGTTGAAAGGGATAGACAAGAGAATAATCAAAATAATTTTCAGTCAAACAAACAACCAAAATCTAATAATATTTTAGATGATGACATACCATTTTAGGAGTTATTTATGGAAGAAGAAAAGAAAGTACCAAGTGTAAGTTTTGAGGCTGTAAAAACCTCAATGATGCAAGATAAAAACGGAACTAACATAAGGCTGACCATACATCCTAATGATGTACCTCAAGATCTTCATAAAGATTGGATTGGTTCTAGGTATATGGTTGTCATGGTTAAGTTAAATGAAGACGGAACACCTGATGAAAGGAAAGAAGATGACAGAAAAGAAATCGCTCAATAAAGCCGATACAAATGCTGAATACCTAACATTAGATGGCGTTGCCAAGCTATTAGATATAAGTAGAATGACCTTATACAACATAAGGAAAAATGAAAGTTCTAACTTTCCAAAAGGCTTTATTATAGTAAAGTCAGAGAAAAATAGACCTTTGCAACTTTACAAAAGAACCGACATTATTGATTGGCTTGAAAACAAAACGCCTAGAAGTTGATTTTAACTTATGGCTAGATCTTTATATGAAACTTCAAAAGATAGAAGATCAGAAAAACAAATACTAGACTATGTCTCAAAATGCTGGGGCATAGTCTATCACAAACTTCCCATGTCATATAAGTTAGATTATTCAATATATCGCAATGAAGAACTTGTTGGCTGGGCAGAAGTTAAATGCAGAACCCATAACTTTGGGGCATTTCCAACATATATAATATCATTGTCAAAAGTTTTAGAGGCAAGAAAGCTAAGTAAAGAAACAAACAAAAAATCAATTCTTTTGGTATCGTGGCTAGACGTATTAGCTTACTTAGATTTATCTTCTGACTTTGATGTAAAGCAAGGCGGTAGATATGATAGGGGCGATTGGCAAGACCAAGAACCAATGGCACATTTTAAATTAAAACATTTTAAAAAAATAGGAGAGATTAATCAATGAGATTAGCCCATGGATTTGATCAAGCTTTTGTTGGCACTACAATAAGTGCATTTGGAAGAAAGCAAGTTGCATTATATGATTATGATAAATGCATATTGATACTTATGGAAAAAAACAAATGGTCAGAGGAAGATGCCATAGAGTACTTTGACTTTAATGTAATCGGTGCATGGGTTGGAGAAACTACACCCATATTCATAAATCAACATACCATAGAAAATATAGAGGATTATAGGGAGAATAATGATGACTAAAAAAGATAACGTGAATAGACCTAGCCACTATAGAAAAGGTAAGGTTGAGTGTATAGACGCAATTAAAAGTGCTACTGGAGATGGCTATCAATTTTACCTACAAGGGAACATCATTAAATATATGTGGAGATTTAACCACAAAAATGGTTTAGAAGATTTACAGAAAGCTCAATGGTATCTATCGGAACTAATTAAAACTAAAAAGAAATAGGAACGTATACGTATAGACACCGCAGGCAATGTAGGTGTTGGTACGGAAGCACTAAGCAACTTTACCGCAAACTTTAATAATGATAGTAGTTGATGCAGAACCTTGTCTGGCTGCGTGAAAAATAAGTGGTTAAATCGCAAACTTTTAAAAGAACAAAAGTTAAAATTAACTTTTATCCTGCCTTTTTGAACCCTGCCGACCTCATTAATATCAACCCCATTTGCTGAAGTTCTTTTATTTTATCTTTTCTTAGCCTTATAAGATTTTGCTTTGTATTCTCAGGTATTCTTGGGTTCTTTTCTATTTCTCTTATCTGTCTTACCATTCTATTTCTAGCATTATCTATTGCCTTCAGTCTGCCTGCTATACTAAGTTCTTTTTTGTATTTGTCGTACATAGCCATAACTTCTTCTGTATTGCCTGACTTCTTGGCTAAATCGACTCTTGCTAGTATTGTAAATAGATCTTGCCTATTATCTAAATAATTTCCAGTATCTTGTCTTGAAGACGGAGATGCAATCACCTTTCTGGCTAGTGGGATTGTGCTGAATATACTTACATCTAAGTCACCTTTTAAAAGATCTACTACATTGAGAGGCATCTCAGCTGTTCTCTGTACAAATCTTCCCGCACCACCAGTTAAGTAGTCCATCCAAAACTCTATGGCATCAGGAGAGAAGTCAGCTAGACCGCTTTCTACTTCGTCTCCTCCAGTTAGTGTATTAAGTGCGTTTGCAATAGCTTTTGGTATTCTTCCTGTATTTGACCAATACTGCTGACTGTCAGGTTTTGGCGTGGATGAAAATGTTGGGCTTTCTTTATATATTGGGTCGCCCTTATAATCTTCGTTGATAGCCAAACTGATGAATGGATCAGCAACTGTAGGGGCGGCGAATGTCAAGAAGTGGTCGAATGCACCTATAGGGCTTAAGCTTTCTACAGCTGTTCCTACAATAGTGCTTGTTGCTTCTCCCGCTGTGTATTCCCCTCTTGCGGTTCTGCTCATAGCTCTTCCAAAGTTAACTGCCATATTCAGTCCATAACTTAATGGAATAGTTATGAATTTGTCATCCATAAGACCGAATGTTGGTAGTACTAAATTATGCTCTAATATATATTTTGGAAGCTCGTCATAGTCTTTTATGCCGTCTTCGTCTTCATCTCCTGAAAGCAAACCATTTATCTGATCTTGTAATATTCCATATAATACTAATCCGCCCCAAATTTTTCTAACAGTTGGCGATTTGATTGCTGAATTAACTAATGCCATAGAGCCTTGTAGTGAAGCATTGTAGAATAAGTAAAAGCTATTCATTATAGCCTTGTGTTCACCGCCCTTCGCAAAGTTTACGGTCACGTTC